AATAAAATGAGTGAAAAATTGGAAAAAGCACTTGAGGAGTTGAACGGCTTGATGAAACAAGTTAGTGATATCCACAAGGAAGAAGAAGAAGACAATATGACAGAAGCAAAAGGTGATATGAGTTACATGGATACCGAAGAAGGCGAAGAAGAGATGAAGGCCGATGATGATGAAATGCTTGATGATGAAGCAAAAGCATTAGACATTGACAATACTCATTCAGAAGCCGGAGAAGAAATAGTACGTGGTGGAAATCCAACTGCAACTCCTGCTCCTCTTAAAGTATCTAAAGGATTAGAGAATGCTGATTTCAGTACTCTAAACTTAAGTCAAGAAAATGTAGAGAAGGCATACGAGGCTTTCAAAGCAGAACGTCTTGAGAAACTTGCATATGATTCCCTAAGTAAGAACTTTGAAACAAGACTTACTGAAGAATTATCCCTTAAGAAAGCAAATGCTGAAAGATTAGAGTATGATGCTCTTGCTGAAGTAACTGCTCTTAAGACTGAGTTCGCAGAACTACGCAAATCCCTATCTGAAAAAGATAGTGAAGTACGCAAAGCACAAGAAGTTGCTATGTCATTACCTGAAGGATTCCCAACATCAATAGATGCAATAGCAGATATGTCTTGGGGAGATATACATACATTAGTTGGAAGGAGAGATTAAGAATGACATACATAAATACAATAAGAGATTTGGAAGCAAGCACATACGGAATGACAGGAGCATCAGGAAATGCACTACTAAAGAGTAGTGGAGTTGTTGGTGGTTTTGGTACAGGGCATGATACAGGTGCTACAAGCCTTAGCGGTGGTGCATCAGGTTTAGGAGACTTATACAACGTTCTTTATGGACAAAAAGTTTGGTCAATGTTAAATCAAGAAGTTAACGCTTTGTCAATGATTGCTAAGAGGCCATATACATCAAGTGGTTGGAGAATACTAAAATCCCGTCCTGCTGGTGGTTCAGATGCCGCATTCGGAATAGGCGATACTGCGGTTGGTGCAAATGTTACTGATTTATCTGCTCCTAGAGCAGACCAAATTGGTGGTGTAGAAGAAAACGCAACATTAGGTGGAGCAGATGGGTTCAGAGCATTGTCTCCTGAATACACTAAACTATTTACAAGCCCTAAAACAATAGCACATTTGTTCGAGTTCTCTGAACTTGGAATGGAAATGGCCGCTATTGATGATGGTGTTGGCGATATACGTGCAATTGTTAGAGAAGACATGGGTAAGCATCACGCTGAAGTTCAAAGCAAGATGTTACTAATGCCTTTTGAAAGATATGATAATGCAACTGCAACTGACATAGACAGAAACTACACTTCTTTAATGAAGATAGTTGCTTCTAACAAAGAAATTGCGGCTATGGCTAATGCTAACATGACAGATATGGGTGCAAATGATTCTTCATCTCTATCAGGATTAGAAGACGTATTAAAATTATATGGTGCTAATAGAAGTGATAATAGTGGTGTAACTGTAAGTGGTTCAACATATACAGGTGTTAACGATTTCATGAGTGCAGAAGTTGACTTCGGTACAAATTATTCCGGTGGTGCTAGAGTATTAACTCTAACAATACTAAATGATATGCTACGAAGAATACGTGTTAACGGTGGAAATCCAAAAGTTATCTTAACAGGATACGATACTATACAACATCTATCTGACTTACTACAAAGTCAAGAGAGATTTATGGATAGGAAAGAAATTGTTCCTACACATAATGGTGTTCGTGGAGTTAAGGGTTCAGAAGTTGGTTTCAGAGTTGCAACATACTATGACATACCAATTATCCCATCAAAGGATATGCCTTCTACAGGATTAGAAACTGCTAACCCATTAAGTGATTTGTTAATTCTAGATACTGACCATCTATGGTTAGCGGTTATGAAGCCTACACAATACTTCGAGGACGGAATTTCAAATGGAAACCCATTCGGTGTTGGTAAACTTGGTAATCAAGGAATGTACCGCACTATGGGAGAAACATGTTGTTCCTTCTTTAAGGGTCAAGGTAAAATTACTAACTTGAAGTCTGCTTGAGGTGATTAGGAATGGCATTAGCATATTCTGTAACATTGTTGGCTGACCATAAAGGTATAGCCGCACCTAAAGTACATGGAGATGAGTACTATGTAGATGCAATAATAGACGTAACTTCAGCAGTAGCGGCAGGGTCAGTTATCCCTGCTTCTGCTCTTGGATTAAGTACTATATCTGCGGTCTTAATAACAGGTAGTGATAATCCTAACAATAGTACTAATGACATAGCAGTAAAAGTAGAATGTTCAGCAACAGGGGGATACGAAAGTGGAACTTCCTTTGCTCTCATGTTTACTACAGTTGCTAGTGGAACTACCATTTCTGATGATGCAAATGGTGGAAGTACTAGAGTTAGAGTCTACGGACTCCTTTAAGTGTAAAAACGTAAAACGTAAAATAGTAGTCATTGCTCCCTCTTAGCGGGGAGCGATGGCTACCTATCTAATTATGGAGTGAAAACAATGGTAAAAGTAAAAATAAATGAAACAGGACAAGATTGTATTGTATGGCTTGGTGGAAGAAATTATTCTATTAATGCACTAGGAACTACACCC